TTGAACGCTGTCTTAGGTCCTAAGAATGGAGCTAACTCCATAGGTAAATCATCGGTATTGATGTTGATTGATTTTGTTTTTGGTGGTGATGATTTTATCTCTTTATGTAAGGATGTTATTTCTCAAGTTGGTCATCTCAAAGTTGACTTCTCTTTCGAATTTAACGGCATTTCATATAATTTCATAAGACATACCGAAAATCATAATAGTGTAACATTTAAAAACAAAGGAGAAACTTCCGAGTGGAAAATTGAAGAATTTAGAAATTTTTTAGCTGAAAAATATGGTTTTTCATCAAACGATCCATCATTAAGAAATTTAATTTCCAGATTTTCAAGAGTTTGGGGAAAAGACAACTATAATCCAAATAAGCCCCTTCACCTTTTCCCAAGCGAGGGGTATGCTTCTGTAAAAGAGTTTCTCATAAGATCATTCGGATATTATAGTTTAATTGAAGAAATTGAACAAAAAAATCCGAAAATGAATTGAAAAGAAAAAATATAGATACGGCTTTCAAGCAAGGCTTCGTTAAAAAAGTAAATTTAAAAGAATATAAGCAAGCAAAACAAGATATGAATAACATTGATAACAAGATTGATGTTATAAAAAAAATTTAGACCTTTACGCAACGAATATAAAAGCTATTCTTGATGAAAAAAGTTTAATGTTAGCTTTTGATAAAGACAAATATCTCAAAGAAAAAAATTCTATTGAAAGTAAATTATTTAGAATCGAAGAAAATATATCGAATACTAAACCAATACCAAAAAAGTATTTTAGAAAAGTTGTTGATTTCTTTCCAAATGTTAATATTGAAAAACTAAATGAGGTAGAAGGTTTTCATTCTTCGATATCTAAAATATTGAGTGATGAATTAAAACAGGAAAAGGAACGTCTTATGTTCCAGTTAAATGAAGTTGATAAGGAAATTAGTTTAATCGATATTAAAATTAAGGAGATAGCAGCATCAGTAGATAAACCTGATGAGATTATTGATGAAGTTTTGTCTTTATCTATAAAGAAAAAAGAAGTTGAAGATACTGTTAACTACAGAGAACTCCAAGATGATCTCAAAAGCTATAAAAGAAGAACTGAAAGAAAAAACAGAAGAGATTCTGTCAAAGATTGCTAAGGGTTTGAATGATAATCTCAAATTATTTAACACAAAATTCTATGGCCCAGATAGAATACCTCCCCAGTTAATTCTTAATGACACAAATTATTTCTTTGAACATCATTCTGACTCAGGCACTGGTAAATCTTATGCAAACATGCTGGCATTGGATGTAAGTTTCTTATACATAACCAAACTGCCTATAGTAATTGAAGATTCAATCGTTTTCAAAAACATTGAAGTTGCAGCAATTGAAAAAATAATTAGCACATTAAAAGACATTGACAAACAAGTATTTATATCTTTGGATCAGTTAAATGTTTATAGTGAAAAGACAAGATCAACATTGCGAAAGGCCGGTTTTATTCGGATAAGCCGGAAATATCCAGCCTTTAAGATTTCATGGAATATTGAATCCAATAGAATATAATCATATTTTTAAAATGGCTGTCAATTGAAAATTTGATAGCCATATTATTCAATTATGAATAAATTCCCATCAATAATTGAAATCTATCCTAATTCAGAAGCATTTTCCTACTGATATTAACCTCAGTAAAGAAAAATATAAAACAGGCTTGGGTATAACATAGTTATATCTATTGTTAGTTGATATTATTATATTTTATATATATAAACTATCTTGAAAATTATAATTGATATAGATACATGAAATATTATGTTTTATATTGACTATCTTGGAGTTGTTATTGCATTTTTTGCATCATTAATTCCATTGATGATATTTTTGCAATAAATGGCTTGTTCTCAATAGTGCCAGCCAAACAAAAATTAGGCAAACAGCAGCAAAATAATATGGGGGTATCATAGGGGGTATGGTAGAAAATTGAACTAAATAAAATCATTTAAAAACAATGCTATAAATAATTTTATCGAATCCCTGTAGGAATTTAAAATCAATGAGTTACCTCTATTTTTTAACCGCTATTTTTCCTGCTTGGGACGAATTTGGGACACCTCCGCCAAAAAGCAGGTCAATTTGTCGCGCATGTTCGGTCAGATGATTCGGTGCTAAGTGTGCATATCTTCTAACCATTTCGATTGACTCCCAGCCGCCCATTTCCTGCAAAATTGATAATGGAACACCTGATTGCACTAACCAGCTAGCCCAAGTGTGTCTCAAATCATGAAAACGAAAATCTTCGATTCCTGCTCGTCTTAACGCTGCATTCCATGCTGTATTATCATCAACACGCATCTTTCTCACATTAGGCAGAGCCATTCCGTTTGGACTGATTGATGATTTCGTATGAACGAAAACCCATTTGTTATGGCTTCCTATCTGATCCCGTAACACCCTGCAAGCTGTTTCATTTAGGGCTACCCCTATAGCCCTGGATGATTTGCTTTGATCTGGGTGTATCCATGCAACCTGTCTTTGCATATCAATTTGTGACCACTCCAGATTAATAATATTTGAGCGTCTCAACCCTGTAGCCAGCGCAAACTTAACGACTGACTGAAGTGGTTCGGGACATTCATCAACTAATCTCTGCGCTTCATGAGGCTCCAACCATCTGACTCGTTTTTCCCTGACGGTTGGGACTTTAATCACAGGGGCTTTCTCTAACCATTTCCAATCTCTTTCGGCTGCTCTTAATAGAGCCTTAATCAAAGCTAAGTGCTTTGCCTTGGTCGCTACCGATACTGAGACTTCTTTATAGGCAGGGATCTCGTGTCCTTTTTTCTTGGCTGCCTGAACCTGACTTTCCCAGCGCTCCTTTGCCTTGTGGTTTTTCATCTTGCTAACCGCCGTGTAAATGCTGGCTTCGGTAATATCTTTTAATCTCACTCCGCTGAAGTATTCCAGCCAGAACGCCATACGCCCTTTATCATCATCCAGTGATTTTTTATCGGCCTTTTCCTCAATCCAACGTAAACAGGCTTCATCAAACGTCACATCAGGAAAATCACCCAGCCGTTCTATGCGCCATAATTCGGCCTTTCTTCGATCGTGCAATTCCTGAGCTTGCCTCTTGTCCGTTGTTCCAAGCGATTCCTTAATTCTTTTGCCGCTTGGTGTCGTGTAGTTCCCGTACCATGTATTTCCTCTACGGAAGATTGACATTTTTTATCTCCTTTTTCTGCCACATCTACCGTGCTCACAGGCACAGTTTGGATCGAATTGTTAAGGGCTGCAATACATGCCGCGTATGTAAATAAATAAGGGGATCGGGGTCTGGCGGGATCTTTCTTGTTGTAGGCTATTTTACCTATAGCGCACCAATGGGATAATGTATCGACATTAATGCCGATAAAGTCAGCCGCCTGCTTTCTGGTAAGACTGGCTTTTTTCTTATTCTTATGATTAGCAACGAGCCTCATTTTATTTCTCTCCGAATAATTTACACATTTTGCATACAATAAACCTGCACAAATTAAGCGCTTAATTTCATGATTAAGTCGTTTATTTTTATTTCAGGCAATCCATTGCTGTTATTTTCCTTGCATTCATGAATGTGTTAATTATCAATGATGGTAGTTTTTATTTCCGGGGCTGAAAATTGAGTAAAAGGCAATATATCCACTAAATTCATATACCGTCCTCGCCGCTGATAGAGTGCATAACCGTAATCGACAATCAGTTCTAAATGATAGCAAGGCACTGGCTCGGTATGTTTTGGGCTGACCCGATACGTCGCTAAGATATGATGTTTAAATTCATCGTTATTCTTTATATCCATGCCGTGATGCTGGGTTTTGTCCTGATGATATTGATCTGCCAAAAAGGTGATATGTGTTGTTCCTGCATGCAGGCTGTTTTTTTGTGTGATATTGGCAACAATCCCTTTAATGTTGATAGCTTTTTTTTGTTGTGTTGCCGGTTTTTTGATGATGGCAGAAATGAAGGTACGCATAAATCCTCTCGTTTATTAGGGTAGTGATTATTCCTATCACTTTGATGCCGCTAACATTATCACTTAAATTTCATCAGATCCATACCAAAAGTGATATAAATCAAATTTTTTAATTATCTTATTGATATCAAATAATTTTAATTTGATATCATTTGAATGGTATGGAGTTTTTAAGGGGATGATGATTTCAATGGAGTTAAAGATACTGCATTAAAAACAGTATCTTATCGTAAATTCAGGCAGGGTTTGGTGGTGTTCGAGTGGGAGGGAAGAATGTTATCGTTTTCGCTTCATATTCCGAAATAAATACACAATCACCCCGACGATTTCTATGTCAGGAGTGAGGGTTATCAAGGGAATACGTGAGTCATCCACAGATAAAAATCCGACAGTTCCCCCTTGTTTATAACGATAAACGGAATAATGTTCTCCGATGCGGGCATAGACTAAATCATCATTGGCGATCTCTTCCTGTGTATCCACCACGATCACCGTCCCTTCTGGCGCTTCAGCACAGCCGGTATTTTGGGTGATGCGATAAGCCCGACAGGATTCAAACGCGGTTTGCTGTTCAGAAAAGGCCGGCATCATGAAGTACTCCGGGGTTTCTTGTTCTGCTTCATAAATTTTTACCGGTGCATAACGGTTGTCATTCCTGACAGCAAAATCAGTATCACCGGACTGCGATTTATGACCACTGCCATCACTCAGCCACTCCGGGCGAACGTCAAGCGCCTTGGCCAAATCAACGAGCCGGCCTGTTTTGGTCGCGTTCCCGGAGAGTAATTTCCATATCATGGATTGCGCCATGCCGGCTTTTTTGGCTAGAGAGGATTGGGTTAGACCTTTATCTGCCATGGCTTCTTTTAATCTATCAGCAAGAGTCATAAGTGCCTCATGAGGGGGTTATTTTTGTATTGCTATCCTGAATTATCGGTTGCTTATTCTATCTCTAGAGTGATATCTTTACAAACACTCCTATAGTGATATATATTGACTGTTAGTGATATTGTTATTGCGGTCGTGTTGGAGAAGGGAAAAATGAAAAACAGTGTGATAAAAAAAGTGATAGATATCGCAGGCAGTCAGGCCAAATTGGCTCAGGTGCTGGGGTGTGCGCAATCGCTTATCAGTGCATGGTTGTACGGAAAAAAACGGGTTTCGGTATCACGGGTCCCCGATATTGTGGTTTTTTCAAACGGAGCGGTTCAGGCGCATGAATTGCGTCCTGATCTGCCTACCGTTTTACCGCCGCCTGAAACTAAAACTTCTCAATAAATTCTAGCCGGGACTGAATATGCGGGGTGTTTTGAACATAGGAATGAGATTTAACATACGGTAACAGGGAGAAATGGCATGAGTATGAGTCTGATGGCGAAGGCAATGGCTATCCGGGTGGGGAATCCCCTGAGAAAACTGGTGCTGATTAAGCTGGCCGATAATGCAAATGACAAAGGGGAGTGCTGGCCCTCGTATCAGCATATTGCAGATCACTGTGAATGCAGCAAAAGCGCCGTGCGAAGTCACATTGATGCCCTGATTAAGATGGGCTTGCTGACCAAGGAAAACCGGCTGGGTAATCACAACGGGAAAGGGAATGCCTCGAATGTCTACACCCTGAATTTATCTGCTGGCCCTGTGTTACCTAAAAGCATACCCCCTGTGCCACCGGCTGGCGGCCCTATGCCATCTGCTGACACCCCTGTGCCGCCCAATGGCAGACCCCCTATGCCGTCAGATGGCACCAGAATCAGTCACTCTTTTGAATCAGTCAAGGAATCAGTCAAAGAACCTATAAAACCCCAAGGGACTGGGCAGGAAAAACAGGCAAAAAAATCAGTATTCGATCCCCTGACGGCCAAACCCGAGAATGTCAGTGCCGAAATATGGGCAGATTGGGTGACGTTCCGGCAGGAAATCAGGAAACCCCTGACCGAAACCAGTTGCCGCCAGCAGGCCAAGCAATTGGCAACTTGTCCCAATCCTGACGAGGTAATTTGCACCTCCATTGCCAACAGCTGGCAAGGGTTATTTCCTGACAAGCAGAAATCCGGTTGGCAGCCCCAAGTCAACACCCATAGCGGATTTGAGCACAAGCGTTATGAATCACACGGCGCGAGCTGGACAAAAAATCTTTAAGGAGCAGCAGACGTGATGGAAACAACGGAACCGGGAATATTGAACATCGTCCCCCGCTTTGCGCAGGCCAGCTTTGCCACCTACCAGCCACAGAATCGCAGGGCAGAAACCAATCTGAAAACCTGTCAGGGCTACGTCCAGACGTGGGCGGAACGCAAGCGGGCTGGGGAAGGCATGATCCTGTGCGGGCGTCAGGGCACAGGCAAAACTCACCTTGCCGTCGCCCTCTGCCGTGAAATTGTCGCAGGCGGGGATGAAGCGGTTTTTATCACCACTGCGTCACGCATCATCCGGGCGTTTCGTCGCTCATGGAACAGCGAAGGGGAGATGAGTGAATTTGATACCCTGAAATTTTACAGCGAGCTGGATTTGCTGGTGATTGACGAAATCGGCGTGCAGTACGGCACGGAGTCTGAACGCCATATTCTGTTTGAGGTGCTGAATAATCGCTATGAAGATCTGCTGCCCACCATTCTGATCAGTAATTTGCCCGTGACTGAGCTGGCGCAGTTTTTGGGTGACCGGACGCTGGACCGAGTGCTTCAGGGCGGCACGGTACTGGCCTTTGACTGGGAAAGCTACCGGAGGGAAATCGCATGAATGTCTATGATTTGGAAATGGCCGTCATCAGTGGCTTGTTATCCGGCGGGGCGACACCGGATGCCTACAACGTATTAGCGGTGTTACCGGATGAGGCGTTCAGCTCCGTTCATCTGCGCCGGGTGTACGGCGAAATCAAAAAGCAGGCCCTGAGCAGTGCGATTATCGATCCCTTTTTCATTGCGGATGCGATGGGCGAAGAACGCGGTATTCTGGCTAACTTGCTGGAATTAGCCAAAACGCCGGTCTGGCGGGCCAATTTAAAAGGCTATGCGGAAAAAGTCATGCGTTACTGGCGGGTACGTCAGGTCACTGAGCTGATTAACCGCTACCAGCAAGAGATCCAGGCCTGTGGCAATCACACCCAAGCGGAAGCACTGATTGAGGCATTTGCCTCCCGGTTTAATGGGATATCCCAGAGCGAGAGTAGCTTACAGCCTGTGGTCATCGGTACCTTACTGGACAGGTACGTTGAAACACTGGAGGCGCGCAATCAGGGCAAGACCGGCATGATCCTAACGGGTATTGAGCCGCTGGACGAACTGACCGGCGGATTTAACCCGACTGACCTGATTTTACTGGGCGGACGCCCGGGCATGGGAAAAACGGAACTGGCCCTGTGTATGATTGACGGCATGACCCGCAATGGTGGCGGGGCGTTGTTGTTTTCCATGGAAATGGCAGCGCAACAAATTGCCGAGCGCATGGTGGCGAGTTCGGCGGCGATGCCGGTGTCTAAACTCCGAAACTGTGAACTGTATGATGAGGACTGGGGGCGGATTGGTAATGTACTGGGTTCACTTATCGACCGGGATATTCATGTGCTGGATGCCAGCGACCTGAGTATCGAACAAATTTGCGCTATCAGTGAAACTCATCAGCGTCGCCACCCGAACTTAAAGGGGATTTTCGTCGACTACCTTGGGTTGATTCGAAAACCCCGGGCTGACCGCCATGATTTAGCTGTGGCAGAAATATCGAAGGCACTGAAAGGCTTGGCGAAACGGCTGCATACCCCGGTCACGGCTTTGAGCCAGCTCTCAAGGGAAGTGGATAAGCGCCCTTTGAATCAACGTCGCCCGATAGCGGCTGACTTGCGTGATTCCGGCTCACTGGAGCAGGATGCGGATCGCATCATTTTTACGTATCGAGATGGGGTGTATAACCCACTCAGTTCCGCCAGTCAGTACGCGGAAATTATTCTGGAGAAGAATCGTCACGGGCAAACCGGCACAGTTTATCAGGCATTCAGGCACGGTCATTACCTGCCGACCGATCAGATATCGGCAGCCGAAATTTGCCGCAGGTCGCAACAAGCCCAACAAAAACAACGCCATTATGCCAACAGGGCGCTTTAATCACAGGGGAGTGCGTGAATGCGTGATATTCAGCTAGTCATGGAACGTTGGGGCGCATGGGTGGCGGATAATTGTGACGGGGTTTACTGGTCTTCCATTGCGGCGGGTTTCAACGGGTTAATCCCGAACCGGGTGAAATCCCGCGTACAGTGTTGTGATGACGATGCCATGATTATCGCCAGTTGCATGGCAAAACTGAATCAGCAGTGTAACGATGCGCACGATCTGCTCTTTGATTATTACGTCTTTGGTAAAACGTTTATGCAACTCGCCCATGATCATCATTGTTCGGATACGCACATCGGGAAGCGATTACAAAAGGCTGAAGGCGTGATTGAAGGGATGTTAATGATGCTGGATATCGTACTGGACATGGATAAAGATATCCCGTTAGTACAATATCCCTGATGTGACTGCCTATAAAAATAAATCTTTACGATCGTAAAAACGGCGCTATTGTGATAAACGTGATAGCAAAGTCCCCCGGCTTATTAATACCCGGCAGCTTAAACCTTGCCCCGCGCAAGGTTTTTTTACGCCTGAAATAAAACATAAGACTTGCTGTTGTGATGGGTCAGAGTTACATGTGTGTTCAAGCATAAAAACTGACCATGAGGTTAAATTTATCATGCTAAAACATGAAGATATGACAATAACAGCCGCCTGTGTTTTAGATGCCGTGCCTTTGCATACGTGGTTTTCTGTTTCTGAAGTGTCTAAATTAATGGGGTTGCCTGAACCCCGTTGCCAACTATTGTTAACACAATTTCGTCTGGCGGGTTTAATGGAAAGCCGGGACGATGACACGTTTTTCAAACGTTCTCCCTGATGGGGTTATTTCCCAGAACGTGAAAGTGTAGCCGGTGAATGCCGGTTTTTCGTGTTGTCGTTTTCCTGAGAACAGTCAGCGTCGAGAGGAAAAAAGCGGATGGATTTACGCCCTGTCACCTTAGTCAACGATGACTCCCTAAAATTTATCAAAACCCTGCCAGATAACTGCATTGACTTAATTGCCACAGACCCGCCGTACTTTCGCGTGAAAGATTGTAGCTGGGATAATCAGTGGGAGGACGTCACGGCTTACCTTGCGTGGCTGGATGAACTGTTGGCTGAATTCTGGCGGGTACTGAAACCGAACGGTAGCCTGTATATGTTCTGTGGTTCGCGTCTGGCCTCGGATACGGAACTGCTGGTGCGGGAACGGTTTAACGTGCTGAACCATATTATCTGGGCGAAACCGTCTGGCCCGTGGCGCAGGCAGAATAAAGAAAGCCTGCGCATGTATTTTCCGGCCACTGAACGTATCATTTTTGCCGAACATTACCAAGGTCCTTATCACCCGAAAGGCGATGGCTATTTCAAACAATGCCGGGAACTGAAACAGTCGGTGTTTAAACCGCTGGTCGATTATTTTCGTGATGCTCGCAAAGCGTTAGGCATCACAGCAAAAGCCATACACAAAGCTACCGGAAAGCAGATGGCCAGTCACTGGTTCAGCGACAGCCAGTGGCAGTTACCCAGTGAAACGGGCTATCAAAAGTTGCAGGGACTGTTTGACCGTATTGCTAAAGAAAAGCACCCGCGTGGTGAACTGAACACCCCGTATTCTGAGCTGGTGGACTCTCATTTCACCCTGTCGCGTCAGTATGACGAATTGCGGCAGGAATACGGTTTAATGCGCCGTTCATTCACGGTGACGGCAGACGTGCCTTATACCGATGTCTGGCATTTTGCGCCAGTGCAGTATTATCCGGGCAAACATCTGTGTGAAAAACCGGCTGATTTAATGGCGCATATTATCCAGTCCAGCAGCCGGGAAGGGGATTTGGTAGCCGATTTCTTTATGGGTTCCGGGGCGACACTGAAAGCGGCGTTGAAACTCAATCGTCGTGTATTAGGTGTGGAGCTGGAAGAGGAACGGTTTAAGCAAACGGAGCAGGAAATCAAATTATTTACAAATAAATGAATTGGGTCCAGTGGATTGTAAAAATGACCACACAAGGCGAATCGATATATTAAAACATAAGAATTTATTAATATATTCATCCTGTTTAACAGCAGGCGGAAATTAAATATTAAATTTAACTTCCCATTATTTATAAATATAAGGAAATAGTATGTCTGAATTTATTAAGCCTGAACATGAATGCCCCTTTGAACCAAAACAATATCAGTGTGATTGTTTTATTGCACCAGCGGGCTCTTTTTCTTGGGCTTTGATTCAATTAAAACTACGCAAGCGCGTTACCCGTTCTGTTTGGGTGAATTGCCAAGGGAATAATGAGATGTATCTGGCTATCACTCCACGTGTAAATAATTTAGCCGTAGAGAAAGATAGCGCTTATGCCGTTGATGGCGTTGCTGTTGAGACTAAATACGATTATTTGACTCATATTGATCTGCGCAATGAGCACGGTAATTTTGTGCCGTGGCAGCCAACGCAGGAAGATATGATGGCGTGTGATTGGCATTTTGTAGAACAGAAAGAAGAGCTCATTAAACCTAAACCATTTGTTAAGCCTGCGCATCAATTGAAAGTACGGTTAACTGTTGGTGAATATATTTCCTCTAACAAAACTCACTATGTTGGTTATGGAGATCTACATGGTACCACTACTGACTACAGTACAGGAGCATGGGAAGTCATTAGTAATGATACATTGCTTCCAAATAAAATTAGTCAATTCAGGGTAATTCATTCGAATTCAGAACCTAATCGTGACTTTGTTCTTGATGAGATGAATAACTCTAGTAAAATCAAAGACCAACTTGGTTCAAAAAAATTAATTATTAAATATTTAGATAAAGAATATGATTTAGGAATCGCTAAGACATACTATTCTGCGACTCTATTATATCCTCGAACAGAAGGTTCAGCAGCATTAGAAGAATTATTTATCTCATCAATTGGAAAAAAACTAGAACTTGAATTTAATTTTTTTGAGGAATAATTGATATAAAAAATATATTCATAGTACTGGATTAGATTATGTTAAGACTGTGTTTTATGAAGTGTCCAGCTTAATGAAGTCACTTCACTTGACGCAGTTTTTTTGTTTTTGCCACTGCAATTACGTTACTACTTTTTGTTGCTGGTGCCTTACTTACTACAACTCACAGGGGCGAATATATTTCACCCCACGGATGCTCATTGCTCGAATAGGGGGTGTATAAAAATGAAAGAAAACTCTGATATCTGGGTATACCTCGGTGAGTGGATTATATCAGTAAAAGAACAAGGCATCGGAGCTGTACTCGCAGGAATAATGGCATTTTTCCGAGGTCGCTATAACGGTGTAGGTTGGTTAAAAGTGTCTATCGATGCCTTTATATGTGCCATGTTTGCTTGGTTCATTCGTGATGTATTAAATCTGTTTGGTCTGAATCCTGACTTAGCTTACGTCGGCAGTGTGGTGATTGGTTATCTGGGAACAGATTTTATCGGCCAATTGTTGCGTAAGGCGGCAAAGAAAAGAGCAGGAGCTTCTTCTGATGGAAATCAGCAATAAAGGTCTTGAGTGTATCAAACGGTACGAAGGTCTGAAACGAAAAGCCTACCCTGATCCCGCAACCGGCGGTATGCCGTGGACCATTGGTTATGGTCATACAAAAGGAGTTAAAAAAGGGGATGTGATTACAGAGCAGCAAGCCGAAGCATTCCTACATGATGATCTCCAACCTATATACACCACCTTAAGAAGATTGGTTAAAGTTCCTTTGAGTCAAAGCCAGTTCGATGCCTTGTGCTCGTTTATCTTCAATTGTGGCAGCGGGAACTTTTCGGGTTCCACTTTATTGAAGAAACTCAATCAAAGTGATTACACCGGCGCAGCGGCAGAGTTTTCCCGATGGAATAAAGCAGCAGGCAAGGTTATGCGTGGGCTGGATAATCGCAGGACATCTGAGCGCTAGATGTTTTTATCATGAAGCTCAATTTCACCTCTGGCGTTGTTATTGCATTGATTATTGCTTCAGCCGCTGCCTTCTTATACCGCGCTGGCTATAAGAAACAGCTCGGCATTAATAGCGACCAGGTAACTGAAATCCAGCAACTGACTGACACTATCGACTATCAGAGCATGCATATTGACATGCTGCATGAACTGGATAGCAAACACACGCAGGAACTCGCCAATGCCAAGACTGAAATCGACACTCTTCGGGCTGATGTTGCCGCTGGTCGTCTCAAGCTGCGCATCCAAGCCACCTGCCCCGTGTCTGAAATCACTTCCTCCAGCAGCGTGGTCGATGCAATCACCGTCGAACTCACTGGAGAAGCTGGATCAACTGTTCTTGATATCCGAGAGGGCATTATCAACGATCGGGCAAAATTAAGCTATTTGCAGGAATATGTGAGAACACTGTGTTTGTGAGATGTGAATAATCAGGCATCGTGGGTATTAGCGATCAATCACATCCAGTGATTTCACGCATGAGGAGAGCATTATTTCAAGCCCTCCTCTACCAGGATACAGTTGTGACTAATGTAGTCTGCATCTAAAGTTAGGGTAGCGGTACATAATGAGGTAAAGCAGCTGACAACAATATGCACGTAAAGTAGACTGAAAATCCAATGATATTAATCAATAAAGGGAGTTTGGGTTATGCTCAAAGGGATATTCGTGATGCTTTGCATGTCTTTCTTACCCATCGTTACTCTTATGACGATAGTGCTGTTGTATGTATTGATAACAGGTATTAGCGATTACAAAATAAAAAACTACTCACTTAATGACTGGAAAGGTTTTGCGATATTAGGCGTGGTAGTTGTCTTATTATTCTGTTTGGCTTGTTTTCTTTGGTCTCAATTTCCAGCATTTATCGAATTAATGGGGAAGCCTACTTATAGGTCACGCGTTCAAATGTAATGATTGAGGTACGACTTCGTATTATATAACCAACCGCCTTATGATAACCACCTTCGGGTGGTTTTTTGCCATATGGAGACCAGAACATGCCACCTCGTATTCCCCGATCCTGTCGCAAGTCAGGTTGCCCCAAGACCACCACCGACCGCAGCGGCTACTGCACTGACCACCTGCACATGGGCTGGCAGTCTCATCAGCAAAGCAAGAGCCGACACCAACGTGGCTATGGCAGTCAATGGGATAAGCTAAAGACGCGGGTCAAACAACGAGATAATTCTCTGTGCCAGCACTGCTTGCGGCAGGGGCGAGTGGTCACCGGCTCCACGGTTGACCATATCCAACCCAAAGCCCACGGTGGCACTGAGGCGTTAAGCAACCTGCAATTATTATGTGAAGCCTGCCATCGGCAGAAAACCGCGACCGAGCGATTACGAAGAGATTAATTTCTGATTGTAACTATTGCTCATGTCATCGTTATAGGGGGAGGGCGGCTCAAATCGCTGCCCCTCTCGCTCCGAAGGACCGCCACCGTGGGGCTTTTTTTATCCCCGCGAAAAATGAAATTTAAATCACGCGTTTTTCACTGTTTTTAAGCACGGGAGATGCTGTGTATGACCGGAACGGCGGGCAAGTCAGGTCGTCGCCCCAAGCCGACGGCACGTAAGGCACTGGCAGGCAATCCGGGCAAACGCAGGCTGAATCGGGATGAACCGACTTTTACCCCGTTGACGAGCGTTTCACCGCCGGATTAGTTTGCTGAAAGTGAAATGTCGCTGGCCGAGGTGATGTGGGCGCTGACCAGTAAGGAATTATGTGCACAAGGATTACTGTGTGTCACCGATCTCGCTGTGCTCGAACGCTGGTGTGTGGCTTACCAGTTCTGGCGCAATGCCGTGATGAATATCGCCCGGCAGGGTAATACCGTGACCGGTGCAACCGGCGGTCCGATTAAAAACCCGGAACTGACCGCTAAAAAAGAGCAACAGGCTGAAATGGATACGACCGGCTCGATGTTGGGACTCGATCCGAGCAGCCGTCAGCGTTTGATTGGGGCGGCAGGTCAGGCTAAAACGGATAATCCGTTTATGAGGATGATTGCATCGTGAGCCGTAAATCTTACCTGAATATCAATGCGGCGAACCAATATGCCCGTGATGTGGTGCGCGGCAAAATTGACGTTAGTCGCTACGTCAGAGAGGCCTGTCAGCGGCATCTGGATAATCTGAATCAGGAAAAGAGCACGCTATTCAAATATCGGTTCGATAAAGCGCTGGCCGAACGTGCCGCGAAATTTATCCAGCTCCTGCCGCACACCAAAGGGGAATGGGCGTTTAAACGGATGCCGATCACACTGGAGCCGTGGCAACTGCTTATTGTCTGCTCGGCCTTTGGCTGGGTGCATAAAGGCAGCCGGTTACGCCGTTTTCGGGAAGTGTATACCGAAATTCCGCGTAAAAATGGCAAATCCGCCATTTCAGCGGGTGTGGCACTCTATTGCTTTACCTTTGATGACGAATTTGACGCGGAAGTCTATTCCGGTGCGACCACGGAGAAACAGGCGTGGGAAGTGTTCCGGCCAGCCCGCTTGATGTGCAATCGCACGCCATTACTGATTGAGGCATTTGGTATTGAAGTAAATGCTTCCAATATGAATCGTCCGGCAGACGGAGCCCGGTTTGAGCCGCTGATCGGCAATCCCGGGGATGGGCAGTCACCCAGTTGTGCGATTGTGGATGAGTACCACGAGCATGATACCGATGATCTCTACACCACTATGCTGACGGGCATGGGGGCACGGCGTCAGCCACTGATGTGGGCGATCACCACGGCAGGTTACAACATTGAAGGCCCGTGTTATGACAAGCGGCGCGAGGTGATCGAGATGCTGTCCGGCAATGTGCCCAATGAAGAGCTGTTCGGGGTGATCTATACCGTGGACGAGGGGGATGACTGGACCTCACCGGACGTATTACGCAAGGCCAACCCGAATATGGGGGTCTCAGTCTATGCTGATTTCCTGCTGAGCCAGCAACAACGCGCCCTGAATAACCCGCGTTTAGCCAGCGTATTCAAGACCAAACACCTGAATATCTGGGTATCGGCCCGTGAGGCTTATTTTAATAGTGTGAGCTGGAAACAGTGCGAAGACACCTCACTGACACTGGCGCAATTCGAGGGTCAGCCCTGCTTTCTGGCCTTTGACCTCGCCCGCAAGCTGGACATGAACAGCATGGCGCGGCTTTTTTCGCGTGAGATTGACGGCAAACAGCATTTCTACAGTATTGCGCCACGGTTCTGGGTGCCGTATGACACGGTTTACTGTGTGGAACAGAACGAAAATCGGCGCAGTGCTGAGCGTTTTCAGAAATGGGTGGAAATGGATCTGCTGACTGTCACAGAAGGCGCCGAAGTGGATTACCGCTACATTCTTGAAGAAGCCAAGCTCGCTTGTCACCTGAATCCGGTTAATGAGGCACCGATTGATCCCTTCGGGGCCACCGGCTTATCTCACGCACTGGCAGACGAGGGCATTAACCCTATCATCATTACTCAGAATTTCACGCATATGAGTGATCCGATGAAAGCGCTGGAAGCGGCGATTCAATCCGGGCGTTTCCATCATGACGGTCACCCGATTATGTCATGGTGTATCGGTAATGTGGTCGGGAAAACGATGGGCGGCAACGATGATATTGTGCGCCCGATTAAAGAGCAGAAAGACAGCAAAATTGATGGCGCAGTGGCGCTGATGATGGCGATGGGGCGGGCGATTTTGCACGCAGCCCCCAGTCTTTCCGATCATCTGATCTCCCACGGTGTTCGCTCACTCTGAGATTTTTTTATGAAATTATTAATGATGGCTGCCCCGCTGGTTGGGCTGGCAGGCTGCGCTCTGCTGTCTTACGGCGCATGGCGGCTGTTGCCGGCTGCGGGATTGATGGTGGCAGGCTGCCTGTGCCTCGGCTGGTCGTATGGGGTCTCACGTATATTGAGTCAGAAACCCGATAAGGAGACCTGATGTTTTTCCCCGGCTTATTTCGCAAATCCGCCGACGCCATGACCGTCCGTGACTTAAGTGAACTGATTGGCCTGTCCTATGATACCTACAGCGGGCGGCGGGTCAGCCCGCAGTTAGCCATGCAGCTCACCGCCGTGTTCAGTTGTGTGCGGGTGTTGGCGGAATCGGTCGGTATGTTGCCCTGTTCGCTGTATGAGCAATTAGAACGCGGCAACCGACGTGCCATTAAAGAGCGGCTGCATCAACTGTTGTCGGTCAAACCCAATCACTATATGACACCGCAGGAGTTCTGGGAGTTGCTCATTGCCTGCCTGTGCCTGCGTGGTAATTTCTATGCTTACAAAGTGAAGGCGCTCGGGGAAGTGGTGGAGTTACTGCCCCTCGATCCGGGCAGCGTCACGGCAAAACTCAACAAAGATTGGCAGCCGGACTATCAGGTGACCTTCCCGAGCGGTGAAAACCGGACGCTGACACAGGATGAACTCTGGCATGTGCGCATTTTTACACTGGATGGTCTGACCGGGTTAAGCCCGATTACTTACGCCCGGCAAGCGATAGGGCTGGGGCTGGCCACCGAAGAACACGGTTCTCGATTGTTTGGCAACGGGGCCGTGACCAGCGGTGTCCTGCAAACGGATCAAGCCTTGAAAGAGGAAGCCTATCAGCGTCTGAAAATGGATTTTGAAGCCCGTCATCAGGGGCTGGTCAACGCCCATAAGCCGATGATCCTGGAGATGGGGCTGAAATGGCATCAAATCAGTTTATCGGCAGAAGATGCACAGTTTCTGGAAACCCGTAAGTTTCAGTTGGAGGAAATCTGCCGCATTTTCCGGGTGCCGTTGCATATGGTGCAGAACACTGATCGCGCGACCTTTAACAACATTGAAAATCTGGGGATCGGGTTTATTAATTACTCGCTGGTGCCGTACCTCACCCGCATTGAACAACGTATTAATGCTGGGCTGGTCAAAACTGCTAAACAGGGGCGGTTCTATGCCAAGTTTAACACGGGAGCTTTACTGCGTGGCGATATGAAATCCCGCTTTGAAGCCTACGCCACCGGTATTAACTGGGGTATTTACGCGCCGAATGAATGCCGGGAGCTGGAAGAACTCAATCCCCGTGAGGGCGGCGATATTTATCTCACACCGATGAACATGACCACGCAACCTGAACCAGCGCCGAAAAAAGAGGAAGAAAATCATGCCGATGATCACCCAACAACGACTTGATATGCCGCTGAAAATCAAATCGGTCAACGATGCCGGCGAATTTGAGGGATACGGCTCTGTGTTCGGCCTCAAAGACAGCGTTGATGATATTGTCTTACCCGGTGCGTTTGCCAATACGCTGAAACAATGGGGTGAAAAAGGCAGTCTGCCTGCGTTGCTCTGGCAGCACCGGATGGATGAACCCATCGGGATTTATACCGACATGAAAGAAGACGAGACCGGACTGTATCTCAAAGGGCGATTGTTGATCGAAGCTGATCCGCTGGCAAAACGGGCTCATGCCCATATGAAAGCTGGATCACTTTCTGGTTTGTCGATCGGTTACACCCTGAAAGACGGAGAGTATGACCGAACAAAGCAGGCTTTTTTATTGAAAGATCTCGATTTATGGGAAGTCAGTCTGGTGACTTTTCCCGCTAACGAGGATGCGCGGGTGAGCAATGTGAAATCCGCCTTGGCCCGGGGTGATATCCCCAATCCCAGTTGTATTGAACGGGTTCTGCGCGATGTTGGACTCTCCCGCGCTCAGGCTAAGGCCTTTATGGCGGAGGGATACGGCGCGTTGTCTTTGCCTGATGCTGAGACTACCTCGGCATTAACGGCCCTGAAATCATTACATTTTAACTAACCGGAGTGTTTGATGGCGATTGAAGTCAAAGATGTACAACAGGTTGCGCAAGAAATTCAGCAGCGTTTCGATGAATTCAGGCAGAAGAACGATCAGCGTATTGAGGCCATCGAAGCCCAGAAAGGGAAGTTGTCCGAGCAGGTGGATACGCTGAATGGCAAACTGTCTGAGCTGGATACCCTGAAAACCGCGCTGGAAGAGGAGCTGGCGGGGCTGAAACGTCCGGCAGGCGGCAGCAATACGCCCGCAGTGAGTGAACACAAAGCGGCGTTTGCTCAGTTTCTCCGCAAGGGCAAGGAAGAGGGGCTGGCAGCGCTGGAACAAAAAGCGATGCAAACCACGGTCGATCCTGAAGGTGGCTATGCCGTGCCGGAAGAGCTGGATCGCAATATCATCAATGCCCTGAAAGACGAAGTGGTGATGCGTGCTGAGTGTCACGTGGTGTCCGTAGGCAGCCCGAACTTTAAGCGGTTGGTGAATCAGGGCGGTGCTAACAGTGGCTGGGTGGGAGAAACCGATGAACGACCGGAAACGCAAACACCGAAGCTGATGCCCATCGAACCGACATGGGGCGAGATTTACGGTAATCCAGCCGCGACCCAGACCATGCTGGATGATGCCTTTTTCGATGTGGACGCCTTTATTTCGTCTGAACTCACACAAGAGTTTGCTGAGCAGGAGGAGAGTGCGTTTACCCACGGTGACGGCAAAAACAAACCGAAAGGTTTGCTGGCCTACGGCAGTGATGCGCAGGAAGACAAAGATCGCAAATGGGGCACGTTGCAGCATCGGTTGCTGAAAAAGCCGACCGAGATCACCGCCGACGACATACTGCAGCTGATCTACACACTGCGTAAACCGTATCGCACCGGCGCAAAGTTCATGATGAACAACAACATGCTGTTTCAGGTGCGCACCCTGAAAGACAGTCAGGGCAACTACCTGTGGCAGCCGGGCCTGCAAGTGGGGCAACCTTCCGCCTTGCTCGGTTACGGTATTGCCGAGAATGAGCAGTTCGCCGATTTGGGGGCAGGTACGGTGCCGATGGCGTTCGGGAGCTTCAAACGCTGCTATACCATTTTGGATCGTCTTGGGGTACGTATGCTGCGCGATCCCTACACGCACAAGCCGTTTATTCACTTCTATACCACCAAACGGGTGGGTGCGCTGCTGGTGGACAGCAACGCCGTGAAATTGCTGAAAGCGGCAGAAGGTAAGGCGTAATTATCAGGAGTTCACATGCCATTCCCCTCTTTGGATCTGCTCAGGCAGCAGTGCCGACTCGACAGTGATAATCCCGCCGAAGATGATTTATTAAACACCTATTCCCGCGCTGCCATCAAACGGGCGGAAAGCTACCTGAACCGTCGCCTGTATGAGAGCGTGGTACCGGAGGATGATCCCGATGGCTTGCTCGTGACCGATGATGTGGCACTGGCGATTATGTTGACCGTGGGATTCTGGTATGACAGTCGGGACGGCCAGTCATTGCCGCTGGGCTTTCAGGCCTTACTGGAACCCTATCGTTTTATTCCATTATAGGAGAATCACGATGAAAGCAGGAGAACTGCATCATCGTATCCGGTTACTTCGTCCGGTTATTCATCGGGACGAACTGGGTGCAGAAACGTTCAGCCACAGCACTGTCGCCACTGTCTGGGCAAAAGCCGAGGCCGTGTCCAACCGAAAGCTCCGTACTGCCGAGCAGCAACAGGTGATCGAGGTACAGCAATTTACCGTCAGATCCCGGCGTGATATCGGGCCGGGTTGGCTGATTGAACATCAGGATCGGCGGTTCACGGTACGCACCATTGACCGTAATCGTGCCGACCGCACGATAATGACCACGGAGGCCGATGTGCGCCATGATTGAACCTGAACTGAAAGCCGATTTAGAACGGATAACGGGCCTGCCGGTTTATCCGCTGATGTTGCCCTCGACAGTATTAGAAGGCGTGACCTATCAGCGCATCAGCGATCCCCGATTCACTCTCGGGTTGGTGGCCTCACCGTTAATCGAAGCACGTTTCCAAATCAGTATTATGGTGCTGAACGATTACACCCAGGCCCTGCGACTGGAAGCGAAAATCCGTTCAGCATGGGAATCCGTCCAGCATGGCTTGCTCGGTGGTTATCCGGTACAAACCATTTCACGCGGGATTTTGCAGCAGGAGGCGGAAGAGCTGACCGAAAATCGCAAGCGTTACCGTATCACCCGTGATTTTATCATTGCCTATACGGAGGTCACAGATGATTAGTGCCAGCGTGTCCGGCCTCGAGGCATTAGGGCGCAAATTGCAGGAACTGGAGGTTGATCTTCAGACTAAAGTTCTGCGTCAAGCCGGTAAAACGGCGATGGAAATCGTGCAGGAAGACATGCAGGCTCATGCGGGGTATGACTCCAAGAGTAAAGAGCCACATCTGCGGGACAATATCAAAACCCGCTCCACGAAATCGAAGAAATACCCGGGCGGGGTGATGATTACCGTCGGCCCCACCAAAGCTCACCGGATGAAAGCCTTAGCACAGGAAATGGGCACGATCAAACAGGTGCCGAGTCCCTTTATCCGTCCGGCGCTGGATTACAACAAACAGGCCGTTTTAACCGCGCTGGCGCGGGAAATCAGCGCCGCTTTATCGTCTTATAGCAAATAACCTGACAGGAGTCATCATCATGACAACGTCCCCCGAATACGCTGTTCTGCCGGTAGGTACGGTCGTTAAGTTCGGCAAACCCGGCGATAGCGTGGCACAGATGAAACCCCTCATCAACTGTAAAGCCTTGGGTGCAACCGGGCTGACCGGCAGCTTTGTCGACTGCACCACCCTGATGGATACCAATAAGCAGTTTATCTCCGATATACCGGAAGGCCCGGAAAAATCCCTCGGCTTTATCGATGATCCGGCGAACGACGATTTTGTCTCTTTCCTAAACGCGGCTGAAAAGCGCGAAACCGTGCAGTTTTACATCGCCCTGCCGAATAAACGGACTGCCACGATGGTACTGGCGCTTTCCGGCTGGGAAATGAATGACATTAACGCGCCGGCGAGTGAAGTGATCCAGATCACCGTCAAAGGCAAACAAAACAACCTCGTTTGGGGTATCGCAGACAGCAAAATAGGAGTTAACCCATGAAAGCACTGAAAGCGGCTTTACTGACTCCGCGTCCGCAGATTAAAGCGGTGGAATTGTTTGGTACGCAAATCAATCTGCGTCGGATGACGGCACTGGAACTGCTGGAGCTGGAAGAAAAAGCGGAAAAGCTGAGTGAAGCGGGAGACGGGCGCGGGGCTTCCCGCCTGAATATACAGATGGTACTGGATTGTCTGGTGGATGATAAGGGTAAACCCATTCCCGCCGATGATCTGCCCACCGCAGAGGAATTGATGATCGTCCATGATAACGCCATCCTAATTGAAGCCATCCAGACCGTGAAGCGCCATTCCATCGGCACGCTGGAGGAGGCCGAAAAAAACTAACTGACTCGTCGTGGCTGCATTTTGCCTTCACGTTAGCGGAACAGCTCGGCGAAATCGATCCCTATCGTATCCTGTCCTTGCCGGCGTCCACGCTCAACGAATGGCAAGCCTATTACCGACTGAAACACCGCCAACCGGCAGACAGTTCGCCCGCTGTGGTCCGGGCACAGTGTGAGGCTGTCATGAAATTATTGGGTTAAGTTATGGCTAATTTATCGACATTGACGGTGGGCTTGCTGGTCAATGCGACTTCGTTCAAATCCCAGATGAGGGATGCCTATCGTTATGCCGGGCGGGAGTCTGAACGCTTTACGGATCAGGCGGGTTCGGATGCTCACAAACTGAAAAAGACCTACCGTTCACTGGCATCGCACATCAAATCGGTGTCCGGGCAACTGGCGTTACTGGCGGGTACGGGCTTTTCACTGAACACGATGATTTCCCATACTCGTCAATACGGGCAGACATTGTCTGACTTGTCTGCCATTACCGGTACAACGGGTGAACAGTTAAAGAAACTGGATGAAAACGCCCAACGGATCGGGCGTACCACGGAATTCGGTGCTACCCGCATTGCTGAGGCGTTTAAACTGATGGCTTCTGCCAAGCCAGAACTGCTGAAAAGCACCGGGGCGCTGACGCTAGCCACTGAGAAAGCGGTGATACTGGCACAGGCGTCCGGGATTGATCTCCCGGATGCGACTCGAGCACTGGCGTTATCGCTGAATCAGTTTGGTGCCAGTGCCGCCCAGGCTGACCGTTTTATTAACGTACTGGCAGCCGGGGCGAAATATGGCTCTTCTGAAATCAACGAAACCGCGCAGGCCATTAAACAGGGTGGCACCCTAGCCGCTCAGGCTGGGATCAGTATTGAAGAACTGGGGGCGGCTATTCAGATACTGGCAGAGCGGGGTATCAAAGGCGGCGAGGCAGGCACGGCGATTCGTAACGTGATACTGGCGCTGGAGCGTTCCACCGACAAGAAACTGAAACCTTCCGTGGTGGGTTTGTCGTCGGCACTGGAATCTTTAACGGGCAAGAACCTCTCTACAGCGCAAGCGGTAAAGTTATTCGGACGGGCCAATGTCAGTGCCGCGTCGAACTTGGTCACCGGGCGGGAAAAACTGGAAGTATTGACCCAAGCCCTGACCGGAACACAGGTCGCCTATGAACAGGCCAGTGCGCGTGCGAATAACCTGAGTGCTGATCTGGAGGTGCTGACGAGTGCTTTTGAAGGCATGGCGTTGAAAATCGGGCAGAGTACCGATGGCCCATTGCGTACCGGAGTACAGGGGGCAACCCATGCGATTAATGCGCTGTCCGAGAATGTTAATCTGGTGGCCAGCGTGGCATTGCATACGCTAATCCCCGTGATAGCAACAAAGCTGACCGCGGGATTACGTGAAAATATGACGGCATGGCGGGCCACCGAAAAAGCGGCTCGTGATATGGCCAAACAGCAGGCAGAAACGGCAAAACGTACTCTTGAACAGGCCAATGCCACGCTACGTTCAACGGAAGCGCAGGGCAGGCACATTCAGTATCTGGAAAGAACCAACCGTTTGCATAGACTCTCCGTCAATTATGCGAAAGAAAAAAGCACCCTGATCCGACAGGAAACGGAAGCCCTCAAACTACAAACACAGGCCACCGGACAACTTGAAGCGGCTAACCGCCGGCTGTCTTATGCCTATCGGGCATTATCTGTCGCGGGGGGCGCTGCCCGTGGCGCACTTTCCCTGATGGGGGGACCATTTGGTGCCGCAATGTTGGCAGGTTCTGCTCTGTACGGGTTATATAACTCTAGCGTCCAAGCCAAAGAGGGGTTGCGGCACTTAAAGGAGGAAACCGTTGAAACGGTGGCTGAACTGCAACGGCTTTCCAAAATTAAGGTGGCGGTCGAGCTGGATAAGACTGACGATGATCTTAACAATCTGAAAGCAGAACTCAGGCAGATTGATAGCCAACTGGAACGGTATTCTCAAACCCGAATCAAGCACTTAGAAAATCGTCAAAAAGGGGTCTTAAGTTTTTTTTATGAAGATCCGAAAGCAGTTGAAAAGCAAGGCCGGGTCTTACTCAGTCGGCGAGAAGATATCCTCAAAGGGATAGAAAAGAAAACCGCCAGAAAGAAAAACCTACAGACAACCTCGGTCGCGGGGATTTTTGACCAGCCATTGCCTGAGCCGCCAAAACCCGAAGAGAACGGCACGGGTAATCCGTGGACAGGTCAGGATCTCATCAAAGCAGAGAAACAAGGCAGACAATCACTTCACCTTTATCAGCAGTTACGCAAGGACATTGAGCAGACCCATGCCACCAGCCTGGATCGCATCCGATTCAGCGAGAAAGAAATGCGGGGTAAAATCCATGAAGTTGGCAAATCGGGTATCGCTTCGGACAGTGAGCTGCAACGCTTAAACCTCCTCAATGCCGAAAATCACCAAAAACAACGCCTCGAACTGGCAGAAAAATATTCCCCGGTAGCCGCATTGATCCGGCAGGAAAAAGACGCCAGCGAAGAACTGAAAGCGCTGTATAACGAACGGTTATTAACCGAACAGGAATACCTGTCCGCCAGTAAAACGCTGTATCAAACGTCGGTGAAAGACAAATTAGCGGAACAGGCAAAGCAAATTGCCGCCCCGCATCTGGATAGGGAGGGGGAGGTCGATCCCGTTGTGCAATTGCAAAATCAGCTCACAGAACAAACTGCGCTTTACGACACTTACTACCGGAACGGACTTATCAGCAAGGAACGTCATGAACAGTTAATGACCGCCGCGGCTCATCGTTCCAACGGCGTGCAATTGGCTGCTGCTAAGGATTTATATGCCTCGCAGGGTGATTTCCAGAAAATGCAGATGGATCTGCTGGATGTGGTCGAGCAACGTACAGGGAGTGCGTTAACCGGCATGTTGACGGGCACAAAATCCTTTTCAGCATCCATGCGGGAGCTGTCGGCCTCACTGGCGCAATCCATTATTCAGGATTTGATCCGTATTGCAGTGCAGGCATTGATCACCAAAGCCCTCTCCGGTTTCTTTGGGGGTGGGATGGGTAGCATGGGTGCCAGCGCATTGTCTTCGGCGGGAGGTAGCCTGTCTTCGGTGGGCTCTGGCACCACAATAACGCCGGATGTCTGGAAGAGTCCCATCATGAATGCGAAAGGCGGCGTTTATCAATCGACGGATTTAAGTCAGTACAGCGGGCAGATGGTCAGTCAACCGACGCTTTTTGCGTTTGCCAAAGGGGGCGGGGTGATGGGGGAAGCTGGCCCGGAAGCGATCTTACCCTTAAAACGCGGTGCTGACGGCAAGCTGGGGGTTCAGGCCACTGGCAGTACGGGCCACCAGACCTTTAATTCCGTTCATATTGTGATCCATGCCGAGGGGACGCATGACACGAAAACATCCCGGGGTGCCGAGTCTGCGGGGCAGGACATCGCGAAATTTGTCGATCAGCGCTTCAAATTTTTACTGCATAAAAGTCTGAGTCAGGGTGGTGAACTCAGTGCGGCGATTAAAGGAGGCCGATAATGATAAAAACCTTTGATTTTCCTGTCAGGGTAGGCGCGAGTGGCGAGTTTGAGCCGATGGTACGTACTGTCCAGTTCGGTGATGGTTATAAGCAGACCTCCGGCAGTGGGATCAACGCGCAGCGCGAAAATTGGCCGGTGTCTTTTGTCGGGACGCTGTCTGATATCCAGCCGATTATCGCTTTTCTACGTGAGCATCAGGGCTGGCGCGCATTTAAATGGCGTAATCCGCTCTCTGAACCGGGATTGTATCAGGCAGGAAAATTCACTGTTCAGGCCCATGGCGTTTATTTCACGCTCTCCGTGACCTTCACCCGTATCTATCATCCGTAAGAGATCTCATCATGACCATGAATGCAACACTTCAGCGGCTTGAGCCGGGAAGTAAAATTGTCTTATTGGCTGTCGATGGCTCGGTATTTGGCGGGCCTGTCTTGTACTTTCACAATCATCCTATCCCGTATACCGAGGCTGAGCTGGAAAATAGCGGGAACTTACCGGTGAAATCGCTCTGGTGGCAGGGTGTAGAATACAAACCGTGGCCCGTCAGCATTGAAGGGCTGGAAGTGACCAGTGATGGAAGGGCGGTAACGCCTACTCTCAATGTGACCAATCTGGACGGCACACTGAGTGCGTTGTGTCTGGCGTATCAAAACATGGTGCAGGCGCGTGTCACGATCCGCATGACCTTTGCCCATTATCTGGATGCGCGTAATTTTCCCGATGGCAACCCGCAAGCCGATCCGACGCAGGAAAAAATCGATGTTTTCTACATTGACAGCAAAACTCAGGAAGATAACGAAAGCATCCAGTTTTCGCTCTCTTCTCCCGCCGATTTGCAGGGGATTAAAATTCCGACCCGGCAAATTCACAGCCTGTGTACATGGTGCATCCGTGGACTGTATCGCCAGTCACCGTGTGGCTATACCGGCACCCGTTATTTTACGGAAAGAGGCAAACCGACCAATGATCCGGCCTTGGATGCCTGTGGAGGGTTAATGCGCGACTGTAAAAAACGTTTTGGTGACACAGCGCAATTGCCCTTTGGGGGATTTCCCGGCTCGGCATTGCTGAGGCGATAAGCATGACGATACTGAGAAAATCGACCACCCGTGCCATGATGGCACATGCCCAAACGGCCTACCCGGATGAGTGCTGCGGGGTAATTATTCAACAGCACCGCCGACAGCATTATCTTCCTTGTCGCAATACCGCATCGTCACCCACTGAACAGTTCTGTATTCACCCGGCGGATTACGCGGCTGCCGAAGATCAGGGCGAGATTATTGCCATTGTTCACAGTCACCCCGATGCGACGACACAGCCGAGCCCGTTGGATATCGCCCAGTGTGATCTGTCACAAACGCCATGGGTGATTGTTTCGTGGCCGGAAGGGGATATCCGTACCCTGATGCCTCTGGCCGGCATTAAGCCATTGATAGGGCGTCCGTTCGTGCACGGTATTTGGGATTGTTATGCCATCGTGCGTGATTGGTACAAACTGGAACGCACACTTGAACTCCCTGATTTTGACCGTACTGATGGCTGGTGGACTCGGGGCGAAAATCTGTATATGAAACAGTATGCCGCCGCTGGATTTGTCGCCTGTCGCGGTGAATTGCAGGCAGGGGATGTGATCATTATGCAGGTACAGGCGAATGAACCCAACCACGCCGGTGTTTATCTGGGTGATGGCCTGATGTTGCACCACCTGTACGGGCAGCTCAGTAAGCGAGAGCCCTATCATGGCTATTGGCAGGAACGCACCACCATCACCTTGCGTCATGCATCCGCTTCGGCGGATTTTTTGTTTAGGAGAATGACATCATGAACACATTACGCACCGTGCGGCTTTACGGTGTACTGGGGACTCAGTTCGGCCGAGTGCATACACTGGCTGTCTCTACCCCGCAGGAAGCAATCCGGGCATTATCCGTGCGGATGAAAGGGTTTGAACGCTTCCTGCTGACTGCCAAAGAGCAGGGGCTGACCTTTGCCGTGTTTAACGGAAAACGCAATATCAGCCGGGAAGAGCTGGTGTTTTCCGGGCAGGACGATATCCGCATTGCGCCAATGATTATCGGCAGCAAAAATGCCGGTGTCTTTCAGACTATTCTGGGCGCGGTCATGGTGGTGGCCGGCGCGTTCTTGTGGGCAACCCCGTTTGGTGCGCCGATGGTCATGTCCGGGGTGGGCATGATGTTGGGTGGCGTGGCACAGATGCTCTCACCGATGCCGGGCGGTCTGGCCCGGTGCGAAGATCCCGATAACAAGCCCTCCTATGCGTTCGGGGGACCGGTGAACACCGTTGCGCAGGGCAATCCTGTGCCCATTGGTTACGGCAGACGCCGCATTGGTGGCGCTATCATTTCAGCGGGTATCTATGCGGAAGACCAACAATAACGCGCTGAGGATGAAGTATGGAAAAGCAACCCATTTTGGGTAATAAAGGCGGCAGACAGCAGCCGCGCACGCCGGTGGAAGCGCCGGACTCGCTGCAATCGACTGCCTATACCAAGATCCTCCTTGCCCTCGGTGAAGGTGAATTTGCCGGCGAGCTGGATGGTCGGCGTATCTTTCTGGATAACACGCCGCTTATCGGTGCCGATGGCTCGCCTAATTTTGAAGGCGTCAAATGGGAATTTCGTCCCGGTACGCCCCATCAGGCGTATATCCCCGGTATGCCGGCGATTGAAAATGCCCGAACGGTGAGTGCTGAACTGGTCAGCTCGTGGGTCACGACGGTCACCAATACCCAACTGTCAGCGGTTCGCCTGCGGTTATCGTGGCCCCAGTTGCAGCAGCAAAAAGAGAACGGAGACACGGTGGGTTATCGCATTGACTATGCCATTGACCTTGCCACTGATGGCGGCGCTTTCAAGGAAATCCTGAAAACCGCTGTTGATGGCAAAACCACCACCCAATATGAACGCTCCCATCGTCTGGATTTACCCACCGCCCATTCGGGTTGGCAGGTGCGCCTTCGGCGGTTGACGCCAAAAGAAAACAGCAACCGGATCGCGGATGCCATGGTAGTGGAAGCCATTACTGAGGTGATCGATGCCAAATTAAGCTACCCGGAAACAGCCCTGTTATTTGTTCAGTTTGATGCCAAACAGTTCCGCAATATCCCGCAAATCACCTGTGAACCGAAGATGCGCATTATCCGAGTGCCCGCCAATTATAACCCGGATAGCCGCCGCTATTATGGTAGTTGGGATGGCACCTTCAAATGGGCATGGAGCGACAATCCGGCTTGGGTGCTGTATGACCTGATGATCAATGACCGGTTCAGCATCGGTACCCGGGTGAAAACGGAAAACCTGACTCTGGCAAAATGGGATCTGTACACCATCGCGCAATATTGTGATCAGATGGTGTCGGATGGTGAAGGGGGCGAAGAGCCCCGTTTTACCTGCAATGTGTATATTCAGTCACAGGAAGATGCCTGGGCGGTGTTGCGTGATATTGCGGGGATTTTCCGGGGGATGACGTTCTGGGCCAATAACAACATGAACGTGCTGGCGGATATGCCCCGTGACAGGGATTATCTCTTTACGGGGGCCAATGTACGTGACGGTAAATTCACCTATGCCAGTGCCAGTGAGAAAACCCATTATTCTACGGCGATGGTGAGTTGGTCTGATCCGCAGAACGGCTATCAGGATGCGATCGAACCGGTGTTTGAGCATCGCCTGATACGTCGCTATGGTATCCGGCAGGCCGATATTACCGCTATTGGTTGTACCCGCCAGAGTGAAGCTATCCGGCGTGGAAAATGGGTACTGTATACCAATGAACACGACCGGACCGTCACCTTCACTGTTGGACTGGAGGGGCGTATTCCTCTGCCGGGTTACCTTATCGGCATATCGGATAATCTGCTGTCAGGAGCCGGCAGAAGTGGGCGTATTCAGGCTGTGCCGAGGCGATATATGCTCACGTTGGATCGGGTGCCATCAGCAAAATCGGGGGACTGGTTGGTCGTCAACCTGCCTTCCGGTAAAACAGGAAAGGATCTCATTACCGCGATCAACGGACAGGACGTTTCCGTGAGTAGCGGTGGCTATGCTTATTCAGATCTCCCGGAGGCGGGGGCCGTCTGGTCCATTGAATCCAGCTATAGCGTGGAACACCCTTTCCGGGTGATGGGTATCAAAGCAGGGGAAGACGGTATCTTGTTTGACATCACGGCAGTTGAACACAATCCTGACAAATATGCCCTTATTGACACGGATATTCGTATTGATGAACGCCCCGTGGCCACCCTCCCACCCAGTGTTCAGCCGGCACCGAAGCATGTCCGTATCGACAGTGATACGGCAATCAATCAGGGCATTATCACCACCACGTTGCAGATCACATGGGATGCCGCCAGCAGTGCCGTGGCCTATGACGTTGAATGGCGTAAAGACAATGGCAACTGGATAACGGCACCCCAGACAACCGCCCGGCGTCTTGAGGTACCGAACGTCGATGAAGGACGCTATCAGGCGCGAGTCAGGGCGATGAATGCCGCGGCAATCTCCAGTATTTGGACGATCACACGGGATACCCTGCTGGAAAGATACACAAGGCCGCCATCAGAACCGCAGTCCTTCCAAACCACGCCGCTACTTTTTGGCATCCGACTGGACTGGGATTTTGCTAATCCGACGAATATTCTGCTGAAAACGGAAATTGGCTACAACAAAAGCGGAGAAGATGATGGCACGCTGAAGTTCGCTGATATTGCCTATCCACAACGCACCCACACGTTGCAGGGATTGGCCGCGAAGGAGAAACTCTACTTTCGGGCACGGCTGGTGGACAAATCAGGTCATGCTTCAGCGTGGACGTCGCTGGTCAGTGGCCACGCATCCAATGATACCGGCTGGATAGTGGAAGCCAGTCGGGATCATTTTCTGGATGCCGAAACCGGGCGGCGCTTGCAGGAACAACTTGCTGAACAGGCCAGAGACGATGCGCGTTACAAGCAATCCGCTGCGGAAAATGCGCAGGCCATTGAGAAACTGCATGACATGCTGAAAGATCTTCAGCAACGCACACGATAATCCGCTAACAAGAGTTTCCGGCCATCATTATAGATTCGATTCCCACGGGTTGAGGATCGTCACCCCTGAGGACTGAAAATCGGCTACGTTACGCGTGACTACCGTCATACCATGCACGAGCGCTGTCGCCGCAATCAGCGCATCACGCTCGCTGCATCTGTCTGGTACGTGCAACCGAGCGCAGCGTTGTGCTACGGCTGTATCAACAGGCAATGTTCGTTCAGAGAACTCCGGTAAGACATGTTGCTCCAGCCACGCCCGCAGTATAGCCCCCTGTGTGGCGTCCTTACGCTCAATCAATAAAATGCCAAGTTCTAATTCCATGATGGTGATGGCGGACACAAAGAGAGCAGCGGCATCAACATTTTCAGCCCATGCCGCCACGTTAGGATCAGCCTTCCCAGCGCGAATTTTTCGTAGCTCGGACACGACATTGGTATCGAGTACATACATCATGAGAAATCAGCCGGACGAGTGTCGATAGTCACGGACTGGGGTTCAAACTCAATGTCTGCAACGCCCGGCATCGCCAGCGAATCGGCAATGTTGCGATGCTGCTTTGTCAGCAGCCGGTACTCCTCAATGCTCAACAGCACATGTGCAGGCTTGCCACGATCAGTGATGAATACCGGGCCGTTTTTGGTTGCTTTCTTCGCGCGGGTCACATCCTGGTTCAGCTCCCGGCTGGAGAGAGTGGTGATAGTCATGGTTGTACCTCCTGCTTAAATTAGCTATATAGGTACATTACTACATTATGAATAATAGTGCAAAGTTTGTTCACTTTGCCATTTTCCCAAATGGCGGCGGGTAATACGGCTGTTAGTTTTACCACTCTTTGGTGTCCGGTATAAGGCAGCGATAGTCAATAGAAATGGAATACATTCGCTGTCGTTATTTTGCGAGCCGCTTTGCAAAGGTCATTTTTGTCAGTGGCATGTTATTTGGGCGGGGGATAGAGTGGCGGTGAAAATTTAAACGCGGCTTTAACGTGCTGGAAACACGCTAAAACCGCTAACCACAATAACTACAGGATTAGTTATTATGGCTGACACGCATTCTACTGCAGGCACTCGCATTTACAAAATTTCCCAACCGGAACGTTATCAGAAAGTGGTTTATCGCCCCAATGGGGTGAACCGCACGACTCCTGCCATCAATTTAAGTGGAAAATGGCTACTGGAAGCCGGGTTTTCCATCAATGATCCGTTAAAAATCAGAGTGATGCCCGGTTGCCTGATCATCACAGCCCAAAATTTTCATGAATTGTGGCACTGCTTAAAAAGCCTGAATGAAGGTGAATGGGATGATATCGCCGTGGCACAGTGGCTGCGGCAATTTCCCGGAAAATTAAATAAAAAGCTGCCGAAATAAACGCATAATGCTATGTTTTATCAATTAAAACATAATATTGAACGCGATTGCGTAAGCTGTGCTTTGCACTTAAATGGCAAAATTTTTCTTTTGCGAAGCCGCTCGCATTTTATTTTATGAATCAACAAAGAAGGAATCTATGGAGCTTAGATTTTCTACTGAAAACGCTGAAAAACCGGAATGTGTATTACGTGGTGATGATATGCAGCAGATGGGATTTACGCCCAATAGCCTGTTTCATATCCAACAATATCACAACGGGCTGATGTTGACATTGGCGAAGCCTGACGATGATCCAGCAGCCCTGTTCCGCGCTGTGGAAAATGATCCGAAGCAGGGCATCGATTGGGTACGTGATAATGGCGAACTGTATCTGGCGGGCGATTGGTTAACGGAAACCGGTTTGTTGGATAAACCTGTTCAAGTTGCTTTCGGTTACGGCAAAATTATGTTGATGACAGAGTCTGACCTGCCTGAATCGTGTAAGACATTTTAATTTGCTGATTGTATTGATGTGTTAACTATGGTTGACACATCGTATTGTTTATATACAATAATGATATTCGCTTTAGAGGTGAGCATGATAACCATTGAAAGGACTCAAGATTTTGAAAAATGGTTAAAATCCTTAAAAGACAGGATAGCCAAAGCCAAGATCTTAATCAGAGTTGAAAGAATGGAAGAGGGCAATTTTGGTGATGTTGAACCTGTGGGAGGTGGAGTTTCGGAACTCAGAATACATTACGGGCAAGGCTATCGTGTCTACTTTGCTAATAAAAATAATAAAATCATATTATTGCTCTGTGGTGGAGATAAAAGCAGCCAGCAGGCAGATATAAAGAAAGCCAAACAACTTGCGAAAGAATGGGGATTTTAA